GATGACGTTTGTAATTATGCTTTGTACGAGATTACGCCTTTGACGGTCGCTGCGGGCCAGCCTAACACAATCGATTATTCAATTTATATCTCCCTCATCGATTTTGAACCCTTAGGGGCTGCTGCCGCTATGCAAGGTGTTGAAGCTGGTACAGCTATGCAACGGGAACGCAACTTTAGGCGTATATGTAACCTTAGCTCTTCGGATTATTCAGAGCTAACTGACATCGGCTATCATGGTGTTGCAAAAATTATGCGTTCCCATTTCCCAAATTTCTATGAGCTCACAGGGCAGAGTTCATTTGATGTCCTTCCTACTATATCGAATATTGAGCTCTATATGAGAATGTGTGTTGAATATGCTCTTTTTGAACGAGAGATTAATAGGCTCTCAGGATTACAGTACTATAAAGCCTCCTTTAAACATCTAAAAGCCATGCGTGTCAGGTATGGGGATGATATGGCCTTTGTGTTCAACCAAGACCTAAAAGGCCTGGACTTGCCTGAACCTAACGCATTGATATCCCAGTTAGAATTACCTAAGCTCGAACTTATTGTGCGTCCACCTATATGCTACGTTTATAAGAAAGATGAGAAAACCGGCGTCAAGACTATAATTATGCGCGGACTCTATACCGAAGGGGATCGTCCCTTTCGGCCGCCCATGTCCGATGCCTCCCTTCAAATCGGCCATGGGTCAATTTCCGCGCTTTCGAGCGTCACGACTCAGGGACCGGCAGGCTCATCTGGAAAGATGGCGAACGAACGCGAGAAGGGAAAATCCGGCGTGGTGTCTACTACTCTTGGGAAACTTAGCGACACTGCTGGGAAACTTGGAAAGTTGGGCATCCCCGTTATATCGGAATTCACCGGGATCGCTTCCTTTGCAGCTGACACATTGGCTGGGATTGCTAGTATCTGGGGTTTTAGCGCTCCTCCTGTCCAAGAAGCTGTTAGACCAATGGCACTTGTCGCTCGACACACAATGGCCAATTCTGACCATTTCAAAATGTACCAAAATCTGTCGGCGTTCAGAGATTCCTATGTTTCAACGGAGCAAACGATGTTTCATGATAATCTTGACCCTCTTTCGTTTGATTATTTATGTTCCAAGCCTACTTACCTCGGTAGTTTTACCATCTCCACGAGCGATTCTGCGGACGCTCGC